CCATCTGCAACTCTAAGTCTATAAAGTGTTTGGCTTTTAACAAGTCGGTTACTCTATCAGACTTCTCGCCTTTGCTTCTGGTTATATACTTTAAACAACTACCTAGATTATAAGACAAGTCGTTTGCATATATATAGTCTATGGGTTGTATCTTGGATTGCTTGTAATGCGTTCCAGCTACTTGGTTGTTGGTAGCAAGCTTGTCTATAGCCTGATCCCATTCCTCTTCTGTTCCCATATTCGTATGTGCATATATTGTTTTATTCATAAAAATTCTCCACTTTTTTTTATTACTTCATTTTTTTATTGTTAATACTTACAATTTAGTATTATTATGCTATCATACAACAAATTCAAATTAAAGGGAAAAAAATTATGGATATATTAGATAAGAATTTTGACATACTAAATACTATAGAAGTAGAAGAACTAGCAAAACGCTGGGGTGTTACTAAAAAAACAATTGACAATAGAAGGTATAGAAATCAAGGACCAAACTATTTTAAAATTGGTGGAAAGATTTTATACGATTTAGAAGATGTGCAAAGAATGGAAAACGATTCTTATATATCTGTACATGGCCCACGCTAAATTAAGTCCTTCAGCAGCGAAGATATGGATGGCTTGTCCAGGTATGCCACAACTCTTAGCTTCTATGCAAGTAGAATATAAGGTTGGAATACCAGCAGCGACAGGTACATTGATTCACGAAATGGTAGAGACACTACTTAAGGGAAGGCTAAACAACCTAACAATAGAAGAATACTATCTTGGTACAACACACCATGTGGAGGACTTTGATATCACAGTTGACCAGGAGATGATTGATTGTGCTAATACTTATGTAGATTACATAGACCAAAGAATGATGGACTTAGATGTAGCAAGACCATTAATAGAAGAAAAAGTTAATATGCCAGAGATACATATGGACCTATGGGGAACAGCAGATGCGATTCTTATTGGTAAGGATATGATAGAGATAATAGATCTCAAATCTGGTAAGTGGGCAGTAGAAGCAGATAACCCACAAATGCGTATCTATGCACTAGGTGCTTTATCCAGATACGGAGATGACTGCACAGTTCAGATGACCATAGTACAACCAAGAGGTTGGCATAAAGATGGTCCTATTAGATCATATTCCATATCAGCCATTAACTTGGTTGAATGGGCTTATGAAACTTTGAAGCCAGCTGCTGAGGCTTGCTTTGAGGAAATACCCACATACAACTATAGCAAAGACGGATGCCGTTGGTGTAATGCTAAAGCTGAATGTGATACTTATAAACTAAACCAAAAGGGAGACTAAAATGGTAGAAGAAAACAAAACTGAAAGCGTTGAAGAACCAACAGTTAAGTTTGCAGATGATGGCAAAGAACATAAGATAAATGAAATGCCAGACAATGCAAAAGAACTTTATTTATTATGGCAAGAAGAAAAACAAAATAGAGATAACTTTATTATGAATGCCAACAAAAGCATAGACAAGTTAAATAGAATATTGTCCTCTTATGAATCTGATATGAAAAACATATTAGAGCCAGTAGAAGATAAACCAAAGATTGAGGTGCAATAATGTCTTTAGCTAATATTAGACAGAAGGCAAAACTAAAGCCACCTATCATAGTTCTCTATGGGCCTGGTGGTATTGGTAAGACATCTTTTGGTGCAACTATGAATAAACCAATCATAGTACAAGCAGAAGATGGTATTGGTAAGATTGAGTGTCCTCACTTTCCTGTAGCTAAAACTTATGTTGAACTTGTAGATAACTTAAAGTCGCTAATACAAGAAGATAGCGAATACAAAACTGTAATCATTGATAGTTTAGATTGGTTAGAGGGTTTGCTACAAGCTCATGTATGTGAACAAAATGGCTGGCCTGAAATCAGTTCTCCAGCTTACGGTAAAGGTTTCTCCGCTTGTTTAGAGGTATGGCGTGATTATCTTGCTTTACTTAACCAGTTGCGAGACAAAGGCTTTACTGTCTTACAGATTGCACATAATGAAGTAAGAAGATACGAAGATCCATCAAGCGAACCACATGACAGACACCAGATTAAGTTGCATAGAAAAGCAGCTGACTTGGTTATAGAACATAGTGATGCGGTATTCTTTGCTAACTACAAGATAGGTACTATTCAAGTAAAAGGTAAAGGCGGTGGTATGACAACTAAACTTAAGCAAGGAGATAGAACTATCTTTACGCAAGAGACACCTGGCTTCCAAGCTAAAAATCGTTTTGGTTTGGATAATGAGATGCCGTTTGAATGGCAGGCTATCAGAGAGCAGATGTTGAAATGAGTGAAGTAACCGAAGTAAACGAACACTTTTGTGATGACAAACCCCAGTATGAAGAAGGCTTCTGTAATTACTGTGGTGCGGAAGAGCATGAGTGTTCAGAATATAAATGTTGGATTAAATAAAAAAGGAGAAAGAAATGGATTTAACAAATTTTAATGTAGATGCGTCAAGCGAAGGCAAGACAGCAGTAGAGCCAGGTAGACATGTTCTGCATTGGCAGGGCGAGGAAGAGGCGTTAGTAGAAGGTAGAAATGGCTGGCGTGGGTGCAAGATGTATTTTGAGATTGATGGTACGAGCATCAGACTTAATCATACTTTTACTGTTGGTCACGATAACCCTAAATATGTAGATAGTGGTATCAAGTCAATGATACTCATGGGTCAAGCAATGGGATTAAAAGAACCACCAAAAGATACATCGTCTGCTTTTATGGGTAAGAGTGTATCTGCTGAATTAATTAAAGATGACAATGGTTATCTAAAGATTAACGAGGACTGGGGTAAGACTTGGCAGGCTACTAATCAAAAGCCAAAGCCAGTTGTAGAAGATGACAATATTAAAGCTGGTCCAAGTGAAGCAGACTTAAATGCAATGGGTACTACTGTGGCGAGCGAGGATGACGCACCATTTTAACCCTAAGAACAGGCCTGCCTTATGTGCTTATTGCAAGCGCCCAGCAGGCCCATTTCTAAAAGAAGATGGAGAACACTGGCTTGGAGCGTGCTGTATGGCTCATTTAAAAAAGATTGGAGAGGGAGAAAGACTACCCAACAAAGCACAATTAAATGATTTAGGGATAGAGTATTCCATAGCACAAACCAAAGATTTATATACAAAACTAGCGACAGAAGAAGATCAGAAACCATTACATAAATGGGAAAGGGATAAACGAAAAAGGATCTTTACTAATATAGTTAGGGAATATCTTAACTGGGCAAATGTGCAAGCCGAGTTAGATGACAAAAGAGCTGCAAATGGATTTAACAAAGTACCTAAAAAAGGGCGTAGTCTATAACGACTTAGGTTTTAGTACAGGAAAGACTACACACGATTTAATAAACGAGATGCAAGCACAAGGATTGCTTGTAGACTTCTTAGAAATTACTGGCGAGATAATCAGAGTGCCAGTAAAAGCAATAGGCAGTAAGCCAGATACAGGCGGTCAAAAGTCTGGCTACTATGCAATCAACCAGGTTGGCGAACATATGTTTTGCACCTATGGTAATTGGAAAACTGGTTTTGAGGGCAAGTGGTCAAGCATAGATACTAACCAACTTAGTATTGTAGATAGACAAGCGCTACAAAAACAAATGGAAGAGGCTAGTGCTAAGTCGCGTGCAGAAAGGAAGCAGAGACAGGATGAAGTTGCAGTTGAAATGCAGGAAAAGTTTAAGATTTGCCACGAAGCAACTGAACATGAATATCTCACGAATAAAAAAGTTAAAAGTTATGGGTTGAAGCAGTTAAATGGTAATTTAATTGTTCCTGTATATTCTACTACAGGACAGCTTCGTTCTCTACAGACTATCAATAAAAAGGGAGAAAAAAGATTCGCTTCCGCTTCAGAAATCAAAGGTAATGTATTTTTAATTGGTACTACCCTACAAGATCTAAACAATATAGAAAAACTCATTTTAGTTGAAGGCTACTCAACTGCCGCTTCAGTATATGAAGCAACCCAAATTCCTGTAGCTTGCGTTTTTAGTGCCAACTTCTTGTTGGATGCAGCCTCTAATTTACGCAAGCTAACAGGTGCTAGATTTATTCTTGCACTTGATAATGATGAAAGTGGAGTAGGAGAGAAGAAGGCGCAAGAGTGCGCGAGTTCTGTGGTTAATAGTGCTGTGCGATTGCCTAGTGAAGTAGGCGATTATAATGACCTGTATTTAAAACATGGTTTAGATAAAGTTAGAGCAGAGCTTATTGAACATAAGTTAGGAATCCAAAAGTATGCGATTCGTAATCTTGTAGGTAAGCCAGAGCCACAAAAGTTTTTAGTTGACGGACTTATTCCTATTGGTAAGCCTGGAATCCTAGCCGCAGTTGGTGGGGTAGGTAAGTCATTAAGTGTCATACAGTTAGCGTTAGCGGTGGCGTGCGGTGGCAGGTGGTGGGGGAAAGATGTAAAAGAACATGGTAATACTGTAATTTTTTGTGCTGAAGATGATTTAATGGAAATACATAGACGTTTAGACTTGCTCGACCCTAACGGCAAGCGATTTAACTCCTCCTATGAAGTCTATGTATTTCCTGTCCCAGAACAAAAAGAACCAATGATACTATTAAGAGAAGAAGGCATAACACCAGTAGCGCAGGAGTTAGTAGAGGAGTTACAAGCCATACCAAATTTAAAGTTGGTTTGCTTTGACCCTCTCCAAGCATTTACAACAGGTAATGTTTCTAGCAGTAATGAAGCAGGACAATTATGGGGTTCATATTGTGCAAACATAAGCGCCAGACTTGGTTGTTCTACGCTTACTATTCATCATCTTAATAAAGGAGCATTAGCGAATGATAGTGATGATGCTATGAGCCATAGAGCAGAGATAAGAGGCGCATCAAGTATTACTGATAGTGTTAGGTGGGCAATAGCTATGTGGTTGGCGAGCGCGGAGGATTGCGAGCGTATTTGTGAAGAACAGCGCGTGACCTATGAAAGAATGAGCGTAGTTAAATGCGCTCTTGTTAAATCTAATTCTGGCAATGTTGATTACAGTACAAAAACATTATTTAGAAAGAATGGTGTACTTGAACCATTAGAAGAATTACAAAATCCTATGGCACTTTACGATAATTTTTAAAAGGAGAAAGAAATGAATATAAAAATACTGCAAGGAAATTGCATAGAAACATTACAAAAATTAGATGATAAATCTATTAACACTTGTATTACTTCACCACCTTATTGGGGATTGCGTAATTACAATGATGAAGAAAAACAACTTGGTATGGAAGATACACCAGAAGAATTTGTTGATAATTTGGTTAAAGTATTTAGAGAAGTAAAACGAGTATTGCGAGATGACGGAACTGTTTGGCTAAATCTTGGCGATAGTTATTCAAGTGGCGGAAGAACTACAACAACTAATCAATCCTTACGAGGAAATAAAGATTATGGAGTAACAAGACCAAAACCAAGTAAAGGAATAAAACCAAAAGATTTAATTGGCATACCTTGGAGAGTTGCGTTGGCTTTACAACAAGATGGTTGGTATTTAAGACAAGATATTATCTGGCATAAACCTAATCCTATGCCTGAAAGTGTTAAAGATAGATGCACAAAGGCACATGAATATATTTTTTTATTAAGTAAAAATGTTAAGTATTACTTTGATAATGAAGCTATAAAAGAAGATTCTAAGTATCATGGTAAAGATAAAAGAAGTGATAAAGGAAACATTAGATATGAGGGTAAAAGAACTAGCAATAAAGATACAAAAGCACAACAATCTTTTGTAACCATAAATCCTAAAAAGAATAAAAGAAGTGTTTGGACTATTACCACTAAACCATTTAAAGGAGCTCACTTTGCAACTTTTCCTAAAGACTTAATAGAGCCATGCGTATTAGCTGGTTGTCCAGAAGGCGGAACAGTTTTAGATCCTTTTGGTGGTAGTGGCACAACAGGAATTGTTGCGGTTAATCATGATCGTCATGCAGTTTTGTGTGAGTTAAACCAAGAATATATTGACCTTGCAAAGGACAGAATTAACCAAGAAGGAGGTATGTTTGTCGACATTACTGAATAGAATCGTTGGGAACTTGCGGGACATACTAGGGAAGCTAAGGGACATACTATACCCTCAGATGCCCAACGGACGAGTAAAAGGTTCCCATATATCCATGTATATACATATACATAGTAGAGCAATCCCCTTTAAGGGGATTGACTCTACCGAAAGAGAGAGAGAGTTATGAGAAGATTCGGACAAATAGACAAAGCATATTGGTGGATTACTGCTCACAGCGAAAGCGAGCGTGGGGAGAAAACAGCATTGATACCCATAGCGCTTGCGCGAAAGGAGGGAGACTTCTCGCGCGTGCGCCAGATTGTTTGGCATTGGTATAGAAGTGAAGTCGCAGGCAATGAAGCGCTATCTATGACAGCTCGCTTTATTGGTTGGTCTTTGTGCGAGCGCTGGAGGTATGAAACCTGGAGTTCGCATGATGCGATTAGCTATTATGCAAAGATGACAGCAGTTAATCGTAAAAGCGTTGGGCGAGCGCTAGCGGAGTTGAGCGAGGCAGGATTGATATGGATAGTTTTGGAGGGCGAGCCAAAGCGCTTGAGGAAGTCCCAGAGCGGAGGGAAGAAGCATTTTTTGTTGGTTGGTTTAGCTGAGTTGGTTCGTGAATAGCGCGAGGAGGTGCGGTGCGAGGAATGAGCGCTAGCGTTTCAGGGGTTTAACTTTGGAGAGTTAAGATACTAACGCCCATTCAAAAAGGTTATTGCTGATTATACTTCATTACCCCAAACTTCCCAACCTGGTGTAGTTTCTCTAGCAAATAGTTCAATTCTTGGTAAGTCACCAAATAGTAATTCTATTCTATTTCTTACTTCTTGCGGTTTCTTGCTGTGCTTTGTGCGTTCTGCTTCTACTTTTTGATATATGTTATTTACTTGCTTGTATTTAAGCATTGAGCCTTTAGTTCCAAACAAACATATTTCATAGTTTTTCATTGTCCATGCACCAAGATTGGCTACTGTTTTTCCTGTCTTAGTTTTCTTTTCCCAAACAAAAGCAATAGTCACATATTTAAAACCCCAACTTTCCATAGTTTCAATAGCATCTTTTATGTGTGCGTCAGTTGTCCAAAGAAATAAAGCACAGTCGTTGTTAGTAATGTTCTTAACAGGTAAATCTTTAATCCAAGTTTTAGATTGTGTTGGATAATGTTTATCCATGCTAGTAAATCTTTTACCATTATATTTACATAATTCTTTACTACTGAAACTCCAGGGCGGATCTGCATATATTATGTTGTATTTCTTATTTGGTAACTCAATCATGTTTCTTTCCTTTGTCCTTAGTTTCTTTTTTCTTTTCGCGCTTGCCAAAAATCTTATCCCAGTTCTCCGCGAATGTTTTTTTATCTGGTATTGGTCTTGGTCTGCTTCCTTTTCCTGTCATATTAA